TCTTAAAGACAGCTAATACTAATTCATTTGGACTATATCATCGTGATGTTCCAGACCTTGCAAGAATTTATAGATTTGATGTTCCTATGACTATTCGGGCGACTAATGGAGCTGGATCAACAAACGTCTTTCCAGATAATTTTGTTAGCGTAAAACTAAAAATCAAATACAGGGTCTTTGACAAGGATACTTTTTAATGAGCGATATTATATACAAATCAATAATCGGAACAGGGGGCTTTATAGCTACAGTTGAAATTTCTCCTGTCAATGGAACCCTTGGTTTTTGCGTAGGACTAGCGACATTCATATATATGACCGCATCCGCAATCAAAGTGATCAAGGAACTCCTAAAGAAATAATGACACCAGAACTACTAGCAATGCTTGGAGGAGGAATCAGTGGTTTTGTAATGAAACTTATTGGTTCGCAGATGGATCATCAGGCTCGTCAATTTGACCGTATGATTACTTCTCAGCAATATGCTGACGAATCGGCTGATGCCGCGGCTAAACGTGACGGCGGTGTCCTAGTTCGCAGGTTTCTAGTCGTATGCACAATCTTTGCCATTGTAATAGCCCCATTCGTCTTTGCGTGGACCGACGTAGGGGTAACCCTATCCAGAGAAACAAACGGCTTTCTAGGGCTATTTAAGAGCGTTCAGTGGCACACTGTGCAAGGATTCGTAATAATGCCAGAGGTAAGACAAACAGCTCTAGCTATTGTCGGTTTTTACTTTGGTTCATCTCAAGTCAAATAATATGAAAAAGTGCAATTGTGGAAAATCCAGCACCATGCCGAAATGCGATGGTAGCTCTCATAATATTAAACCAAGAAATTTAGGTAGCGGTAAGAAAATGACCCGCAAACCATTGAAATAAACCCAGTAGGAGAATATAATTATGCCAAATGTAGGAGGAAAGAAATTCCCATATACACCAAAAGGTAAGGCGGCGGCAAGCCGTGCCCGTAAACCTCGTGCTAACGCTGCAAAACGTGCTCGTCCAATAGCGGCACAACGTCCAGCGGCTCCGATGGCACCCCGCCCGATGGCACAACGCCCGATGGCACCCCGCCCAATGGCGGCTCCAATGGCACAACGTCCAATGGCTCGCCCAATGGCACAACGCCCAATGGTACAACGTCCAATGGCACAACGTCCAATGGCTGGTCCAATGGGTCGTCCAATGGGTCGTCCAATGGCTGGTCCAATGGGTCGTCCAATGGCTCGTCGTCGTGGCTAAGATAGACAAAAGCAAGATGGCTTGCAACAAGCCCCGTAGAGATTCTTCTGGGGGCAAGAAGTCCGTTGTAAAAGCCTGTCAGGATGGCAAGGAGAAAATTGTTCGTTTTGGTGACGCGAACATGACAATTAAATCAAGCCAACCAGATCGCAAACGTTCTTATTGTGCTCGTAGTGGAGGAATAAAAGGTAAAAATAATAAACTTTCAGCCAATTATTGGTCACGAAAAGCTTGGAAATGCTAATATGAGTCTATATAAAAATATCAATAAACGTAAAAAAGCAGGGACTAGCCGCCCTAAGAGCAAATCAACTGTTAGCAATAAAGCTTATTCTAACATGAAGGCAGGTTTTCCTAAAAAGAAAAAAAAGTAAATGTCGCGATTTTCATCATACGGTCAGTTTGACTCTCAAATGAAAGATGAGATGGATTCTGGGTTTTTTGGCTTTAACAATCGGTTTAGACCCGATCAACTAAAGCCAGGGGTTCTTGCGGACAGCCAGAATGGTCGTATGGATCTCAATGGAGAATGGCAGGTTCGTAAAGGTATTGATATTTTAAGTAGTTCTCTTATAATTCCTGGGACTGGGCTTACATTGCCTTTTACACTAGATGACCTTTCAGCAACTCCCCCCAAACTGGTAGATATAGTGCCAAAAATAGTGGCTTCTTGTGCTTATTCAAATCCTTTAGATACAACTGGTCAATTTATTGTTGTAGCAACAGATTCAGCGGCAGTTTTAGTTAATTTAGATCCCTTAATAACTACAACAACTGCAATAGCATACCCCGCTGGTGTTACAATTGTAAATGAAGCTTCGTTAGTACAAGCCTTCAATAAAGTTATTTTGTTTAGAAGGGGAGAAACTCCACTAATTTGGGATGGAGACATAGCCAATGATTTCGTAAAAGCACCAAGCGGCGATTTCCAACAACCTGAGCAACTTGGTAATGCTGGCGATAATACTGTTATTCTTAATGGAAGAGTAACCGTAACATCTACTGCTCACGGAATAAATGAAAGAGATAAAATTGTTGTTACGGAATCAAATAGTGACTTAGTTGTTGGGACTGTATATGATATAGCCAGTGTTACTACGGATACTTTTACATTTTTTGCACAAATAGCGGACTTAGCCGCAAGCAATAATTATTACAGCGAACCAGTTTCCGAAGGCGTTGGGTATATTAGAATGCCAGCACCCGAATACGGAGTATATCACTCGGAAAGACTAGCGGTTCCTTTTGAATATGATGTTGAAGCTACTGTTGATACTTATACTGACAGAGGAACAAGGGATGAGGTTATTTTTTCAAATGGTCAAAATGTTAACAAATACGATGATTTAAATGGTAAATTTAGACCAAATGCTGGAACTGCCGATTTTATTGTAGGACTTCATTCTTTTACTAAGGACACACTTATTGTTTTTATGAGAAACAGTATTCATGTTATTAATGGCACAACATCACTTAAATCTAGTCAAACAACTTTAATTACCGATGAAGTAGGTTGTGTGGCTAGGAATAGCATTGTTCAAGTTGGTGACAATATAATGTTTCTTTCTGATAATGGCGTATATGGTGTGTCATTCCAAGATTTATACAACCTTCGTGGCAACGAAGTTCCATTGAGCGAATCAATAGACAAGACTATTCGCAGTATTAATAGAGATTCTTGGACTAATTCTGTTGGTGTTTATTATGACAATAAATATTATTTAGCAGTTCCAGTTGGAACAGGTATAGGTGTTAATAATAGAGTTATTATTTATAATTTTTTAAATAAACAATGGGAAAGCATAGACAGTGTAGATAGCACGGCGGGTTTTGATTTTGATCGTTTACTTGTAGCTGGTGATGGTCTTACTCGTGGTGTTTATGCAATCAATACATTTGGCGGAGTGCATAAATTAGAAGGTCGTACTGACGCTATAGATGTTATTACCGCGGATCCCTCTGCTGTTGGTAATACTAGGACATATGATATACCTGCTCAGATTACAACGCGACAGTTTGCACTTGGAGCTATGGATAGGAAGACATGGAATTCTTTTGAAATAACTACTCAGTCATCACCAGAAAGAGACTCTGATTTTACTATTTCAGCAGAAACAGAAAATATTGATTACAATATATCTTTAGGAACTTTGTCCGAACGATTAGGCGGAAATCCCTTACTTCAAAATGAAGATGTTTCCATCCGTGGTAGAATAGGTAATAACCGTGCATACGGTATTCAATTTAAAATCAACAATATAGTGGGCAGACCTCGGTTACGATCCTTGAAAGTAACTGGCGGTCAAGCCTTCAGGTCAACTAACACAGCAATATAATGGCAATCTTATCTGTAAATACTCCTTATGTAGATGGAGGCACAGTAACATCTACAAATTTAAATGCACTGGTAACTGATTCGGCATTTGTTGCTGGTGCAACGGATAATGTCACAACGGAAATTTCCAGTGGAGCTATTATCGTTAGGGATGGTGGTATTAGCATAAACAAACTTAATACATCGTTAAGCGGGGCAATTGAATTAAACACAACCGCTTATATTGGTGGTGACAAAACAGGAAATACGAGAGGAGCAAATTCTCTTGATATTCAAAGCGAAAGGTCTGATGTTTCAAAAGTAGCAAGTGGGATAAATTGTGTTGCATTAGGTATTAGCAATAAAGCCACAAATGGATTGTCTTCAGTTATTGGGGTAAAAAACTCTGCTACTCAAGGCGAATGTACTGTTGTAGGATATAACAATAGTTCGTCCAGTTATCAATCTGCAATATTTGGCAGAACTAATCGTTGCGAAGATCCAGGAGGTACAGCCAGTGGCAGGTATACTCAGTTAGTTTTTGGCGGAGGTTGTCTTGCAAAATCATATGGTTCTACTGCGGTAGGATATGGGGTCAAAATAGACTCAGGATCAGGCATAGGAACGCTTGAAATGGGTAATTGGGGATATAAAGCAGGAAACAGAATAAATTCAGTGTCTAAAGCGGGATGCAGTATGCGGATGCACAATAACGGTCAAGTTGCATTTACAATTGCAGATAGCCCAATTGCACCAACGGACGGAGGAGCGACCGACGGGAACGAAGCAACAGGAACTCTTCCAAGGTCAATGTTTACAATTCAAAACAATTCAGGTGCAATAACTCTTTATTATAACGATGGGGGAACTATTTCATCTTTAGCACTTGGAACTTTGTCCTAGTGCCGCAGACTTGACATCAAATTAATCAAGCTCTAAGTTTATCTAATGGATAAACTAATATTTAATTGTTCTTTACCAAAGTCTGGATCGGAGTTGTTGCAGGTAATATTGCATCAAAATCCAAGAATCTACGGATCTAGCACTTCTCCTTTACTAGATATAATTTTTGGAGCATCTAGAAATTTACGCACAGAAGAATCCATTAGCATGGATAGCGATATTTTGCACAAATCTTTTCTTAACGGATGCAAAGGAATGATTAAAGGGTGGTGCGAAACTTTAACGGATCGTCCTGTTTTCTTAGATAAATCTAGAGGATGGTCTCATTATTACGGCTGGATAAATAAAATTGAGCCAGAACCTAAGATGTTGTGTATGGTTAGGGACATCCGTTCTATTATAGCTTCCTTTGAAAGAACTTATCAGGAAAATCGTTTTTCTCCAGAATGCCCAGACATACCAAATGAATTACAAAACATTACCTTAGAAGAAAGGATAAACTATTTTTTAAATAGTATGCCCTTGAATATTTCTCTTAAAAGATTAGATGATGTTTTTCAAACTCGTTTGTCGGATAAAATGTTATTTATCCGTCATGAAGACCTTTGTAGCTATCCAGAAGAAGTGATAAATAAAGTTTATCAGTACCTTAAGGAAGAGAAGTATGTTCATGATTTTAACAACATTCAAAAGGGTGTCAAGGAAAATAATTCAGTATTTGGTATTTTCGGAAATCATAATGTTAAAAAATCTATTAAACCCATTAAAGATAAACCTTGGTCAGATGTCCTAAGTGACGATGTAGCCAACAGTTTACACAATGCAATGATTGTGCATCAAAAAAGATTTGGATATACTTTATGATTATTTCTCATAAACATAAATATACTTTAATGCGAGTTCCTAAGACTGGAAGCACCAGTTTAGAAGCTTCTGTTCGTTTTTGCGGTGCCGTACACGAAGATGATATTTGTTCCAATACAGAAGATGCTTATTTGCCAACTCAAAATCTTCCAGAACAAATAAGAAAAGAACTTGTGCAAGCTCATAGAT